CGAGGACCACCGAAGCCACTACCATCAGTGCTGACCAAGTCGACACCGCCAGTGATTTGTGAACCAACCTGATTCGTACCATAAATGGACTTGTCAGCAAGGTTACCAAACCGGTCGGTTTGTGGCCCCGTACTGTCTCCCAAATTGGGCGAGAACACGAAGTCCAGGAAGAAGATGAGACCCGAGGGTAAGCTCATCGGCTGAACACTAACAAGATCGTTAGCAATCAGTCCTGCAAAAACACGACGGACGATGGGGAACGCGACGGCTGCAAAGCCTTCAACATCACCACCAGACATCGTAGAGTTTTCACGAAGAAGCTCTTTAGCTTGGTTCTCAAGTAACCTAGCCATAGACTGCTTCTTACGGTCATTATCAAGACCCTCTAAAAGTCCTGTGCGCTCCCACTTTGATAACAAAGCGTGACCTTCTGCGCGCATATCACGGTTGACAACACCTTCGGTCAACCTATCAATAATACCAGCCATTTTTAAAATATCTCCTTATATAATTGTATTTTGGCATCTCATTTGATGCCTGCTAGTCTTTTCATCCTTTCCGCAATGGGATCGGATGGAGTGCTCTCTTGACGAGAAGCACGAATAACAGAAGTGCTGCGGCGAGTAATGGCTTCACTCAACGATTGTGGGCCGCGCTGTGGTGCGGCCGGCGTTGCGTTTTCAAGCGTATGATATATCGTCTTGGCTTCTGTTACTGAACCAGCTTTCGAAATAGCGTCGGCAATCTTTGTTTTTTGCCGCTCATTTAAGGAGGTATTTCTGAGCACACGGTTCGTGTAAAGCAAGCGAGCATTAGAAAGGTTGACATCATTCAATCCTTGTCGTAATTCTCCAGTTACTTGCTTATATTGTTCAAGGGACTCGTTAAGTTGTTTATTTTCGAAAACTAACTCTTCTTGAGCCTTCTTTAAAGTATCTAATTCATCTTGGAAATCAGTGCTGCGACGATGTGCTAGCGCTCTCTCCAATTCATATTTCATATCTTCTGAGGAGCGGCCGGCCCAACCTTTTAAGGTGGCGCCCATGTCTACCGTCAATCTTTCGACGATATCCTCAATTAATTCATCAGTGATTTCTAAGCCTTCGGCTGACATCTCTGCGGCATCGACGTTTTCATCATCTTCTTTCTTCGAGCCGGGGTTCAGGAGACTATTCATTTGATCATCGTCTGCTTCGGCTTCGGCTGCTGCCGAGACACCGGGTGATTGCACTTCCTCAAGATCCTCTTCGTCTTCTGACAGGAGTTCTACCAGTGTTTGTTCATTGAGGTTGATCTCTTGTTCATCGTGGAGAGTTCGAACTGCTTCTTGCAGAGCATCAAGGTTAATCTCTATCTCGACGTCTTCTCCACTACGCGGAAGACGTTCTAAATTTTCGCCTTCGTTCTCTGAAAGGTTGTCCGTCGCGGCAAGGGGAATATTTGCGGCTACTTGTTCTCCAGTGCCCGCGTCAGTTTCGGCGCCCATCGGATCCATACCACCTTCGGGGGCCCCTAGGTCCATTGCGGGGGGCGCTTCTAATTCTGCGCCTAGTGGATCTTCCATCTCATCCTGTTCTAATAACTTAGTCAGGGTTTCGCGAACTTCTGTTGCGTATTTGTCAATCACGGTAGTTTCCGCGCTTTTTAAAGCTGCTTCACGCAAGCTTTGAGCGTCGACGATGGCGTCTTTCAAAAGAGTGGACATTAATATACTCCTAAAATGATACTAATTCAAAATAAATAGTATTTTATATCGTAAAACACCTCTTTTTATATAGGAGAGGCACTGTTAACACTTAGATATACTATGGAAGCGGCATTGACACGCCAATAATGGCCCAAGTATAAGCTCCTCCCCCCGCAGCTAGAGCCTGAATTCGTATTCCTTCGGTGGCTTCGAGAGATTGTAAAGCAGCATTATCAATCAGTTCGCTCCCGTTGGGACGCACTTCTGCTTCACGGTGAGCGCTAATATTTTTAATATAAAACACACTCCCATCGACCGTAGATGCAGCTGGTAGCGAAGCGGTAATGTTAGTCAGTGAACCGCTCATGTAAATGATATTATCAGAAATCGCCACACTATAATTTGAAGTTTTTACTGCGTAGGGGAGCTTCAGCCCATATCCTACTACCAAGTTGGAACAACTTAATGCAGTTCCCGTGGCGCCCGAAGAACCAGTGCTAAAAGATAAAGCTCCATCTGACATAAAGCTTCCATCGGTGCTTCTCAAAAATTGAATATCGCCGGCGCCTCCGGACCCCGTAGCGTCGGTGGCTACATTTGTCAAGTTCGCACCGTCACCATAGAATGCGGATGCTGAAATGTTTACCGAAGCTGTGAGAGTGCCGGCGACATCAACAGTGCCAGCGGCGGGGTCTAAAGTAATATCTCCATCCACATCAAATACCAGATGGGCTGCAGTAGCATTGTCATCAACTGTTGAGATCGTGGTTGCGCCATGGGTAGTGGTTTGAATCTGGAAGTAATCGCCACTATCGGCTGAACTTTCAATTCTAAGATCGACACCACCGTCCTCAACATCAAGTTGGATTCCGTAGTTGACGTCTCCGCCCCCAGCTTCGATTCTTGCCCCTTGGACAAGGCTGCTGCCGTTTGTTCCGCCTTGCGCGTTAATAAACACACCGTATAGAAAGGCTCCGCCGGCGTCAGCAGCGTGCGAAAGCGTCGGGGTGACGTGTAAGCCATACATGTAGTTGTTGCCGTTGGTGGCTGTCGTGTTATCCATGTCAAGTTGGATACCATACATGGTGTTGTCTGACGTGGAAGCGCCGGTCTTATCCCAGTCTATGTGCAAGCCGGTTATTGAGGCTTCAGTGAGATCCGAGTAATTCTTGTCTAGTTTTATTCCTGTTGTGCCACCGTCTGACTGAACTGCTAGTGCTTGGGCGTTAATTGCTGCAGCATTATTCTGAATTATGAGCGCGGTTTTTCTTGTTCCCGTGTTTGATGAAGCGTCGTCAATATAAAGAGCGTTACCCGTCGTTAAGGCGTCAGCAGATATGCGCAAAGCTTTGGCTGTTGTTATGGAATCTGCGTTGATATTAACAGCATTGTTGGTATCTTCTGCGTGATCAATAGTAAGTGTGGGTTTCGCCTGAGCAGCGTCACCTGCAATCTCTAACACAGCGGCCGGCGTATCGGTGGAAACACCAATACTAACAGCATCATTTGCAGCGTCAACAAAAATCATATGTGTGTCGTTAACCGACTCAACCCTAAAGTCAACATCAACACCACCTTCGTTAAAAGTTGCTTCGTTTTGAGTGTCCTCGGTGAGATCTAGAAAATTGACGCCGCCGGCTTGAAAGTTTATGTCATCCTCTGTAAAGTTAATAAATGTATCTGTATCGCCTATATGAACGATCTTGTCAGAGACACCTAAGTCTGTTCCATCAAAAGTTAGATTTGACTCTACAGTTGCCTCGCCACCGTTTTTATATGTCGCAACACCATTAGCAGTAGAGCCATCCCATACGATTCCTGATGGTGGCAAATTACTCAAATTAGAACCATCGCCATAAAAAGCGGCTCCGGAGACATTAAGAGAACTTGACACATGTGCGCTATCAATAGTGGTTGTGGCAGTATAAAGAGCAGAGCCAGTGACACCAAGAGAGGCAGACGCATTCCCTACTATAACCAAATCGGCGCCGTCGTATGTTAAACCACTTTCGCCTTGAACAGTAGTACTATTTACCGAAGTGATAACACGATTGTCTGCGGCGCTATTGTAGGTCGTGATTGCAGCGGGAGTCAGTCCCGTAAGATTGGAGCCATCGCCATAAAAAGCGGAGCCTGAGACATTTACAGAGCAAGATACATGCGCATTAGCAATCGTCAGGCGCCCTATGTTATTAGTTTTAAAGGTAATCTCATCGCTACCGAAATCAATTTGAGTATCGGTATCCTCTTCGTTGAGAATATCGCCTAGTCCACGGGGGCCCTTTGAGGTGTTATAAGCCATTAATTAGGTTCTCCATTTTTACTAACTAGAAATCAAGTTCCTCTAGATCCAATAATCCACCAATTTATTCCATCTGATTGAAGCGTGCGTGAGGCGCCATTCATTTTAAGAGTGACGTTATCAAACCTGTCAATTGAGCCGCCGGCGCTTTTAATCATTAAACTATGAGACCGAAGGGTATACTTTGTCGAGTTAATGCCCTTAATGTTGATCATTCTTCCCTCATTTTGAGTAGCATCGGGTAGTGTGATACACGCACTAGTGTTTGAAACATCCGCTAACAGCGTGTAATCGTCTTGCTGTACAGTATAGTCGCCACTAATAGTTTTTATCGCTTGATGTAGCGCGCCGTCCTGATGAAGCGACCCACCTACTGTTAAGCTATTGGTCGTCGTCAATGAAATCATATCACAATGACCATCGACATTTAGGATTTGCTTTGTAGGGTTAAAAGTCAATCCAGCGCTTCCGCCAAAACCAGTCCCCTTCTTAAATTGTAAGCTATTAACTTGGCCCCCAGGGTGCTTGAGTTTAGAATGTAAGTAATCATCATGCAATACTTGCAATGTGGTCTTGCGCAGTTCATTTTTAGAGACATCATATATCAATAATAAATCTGGATCTGCCAATGTTTGACCTTGGGTGCGAATAGACAAGGGGGTCGTTGGGTCAATGATGAGTTGATTATTGTGCACTGACAGTCCTCCTCGACTACCGAGGGGTAATGTGGCGGCAGGAACTGTTCCTTCAAGGGCCGCGGCGGGGATCTCAGTTAATTTCTTAGCAGACCCATTGAACACCTCGAAGGCGGCCTCTTGCCCTGAGAGAGTGCTATTCTTATATGTAAGATTGGGCGCGCCAGTTGCGGTAGTATTTCCGTTACAAATTAAAATGGCGCCGGGCGTATTGTTAGAAATAGTCTCAAGGGCCGTAGGTCTTAATGGTGTTCCATCAAGTAGTTTAAACTGTTTAGCGCTAATGTTATTTAAAAATGTTTTGGTGCCGCTAATCTCCTGATCCGACTCTTTGTCGAGCATATTTTGAGATAAAGAATCTTGAGTTTCTTTTACGTTAGTAGCAGTAATATTATAAGCCATAAGAAGGGTCCATTGTAAATAGAATATTATTTTATTTATCTGCTATAAATAGTTTATAAAAAAGAGGACGCCCCCCACAAGGAGGGGCGCCCAATATTTTAAAGAATGAAATTCTTCATCTGAAACAAGTTCGAGATTAAAAGATCTTCCACTTACCAGCAGAGTCAGTATCGACGCACATAAGCGAGATAGAACCATTGTCTGAGTTAAGTTCGAGATCAACATCTACAGCCAAGTCATCGATTGAATCATTAGCGTTAACAGCCACGGTCAGCGTGTTGCCGTCCAAGCCCGTTACTTTGACGCGATAGATCTCACCTTCGGAAATGCTACTGCAACGCGGCAGAGTCCAGGTGCGATTTGCAGCGAAACTTCCTGTAGCAACATTCATGCCACCACTCAGAAGTTGATTGCCGTGTACGCCGTGAACTTCCACAGCCTCGTTACCAGCACCGATGTAAGTCTTAAGTCGAGACAAAGTACTCTTACGGTTTGTTCCACCAGCACCATCATCAACAATGAACAAGTCAGCGTCTACCAGAGCAGCGCCAATGTCAGTTGCACCGTCGATGTCAAGATTGGCGACAGCGAATGCGCCATCGGTACAATCAAGACTGGTGAAAGTACCAGCGCGAGCAGTGTCGGCGCCGATAATACCATCAATGTTAGTACCAATTAAGTCGGTCGACGTAATAGACGTGGCAGTCGTGACAGTACCGAGATCAGCAATGGTCGTGCCATTAAATGTAGTACCCTTTTTAAATTTAATGTTATCATCGCCATCAGTAGAAAAGATCATGAAATCATTGCCACCGGAGTCTTCAACAAGCAGACCGGTAGCTAAACCATCATTGATCGTAATCTTGTTGGTGCCAGTATTACCATCAAAGTTAATATTCAAACCCGATGCATCTGCATCGGATTGAATAGTGTCGGCCTCCAGAACTCCAACGTTTGTGATGTCGCCATCACTAACGCTTAAGCTCGTTCCGATAAGAGCGGCAAAAGTACCAGCACCTGCAGAAGCGGCACCGATAGTGACGCCGTCGAGAGAACCACCGTTAATGTCGGCAGTCGTGACAGTACCGAGATCAGCAATAGTTGTGCCATTAAATGTACTGTTCTTTCCAAAAGTAATTTGTTCAGACCCGTCCGTTGTAACAAACTTGAGGTAAGAATTCGCACCTTGTGTAACATCAAGCGCAATTGCCAGATTGTCAGTAAGTGACATTTTATTAGTGCCACTGTCACCACCGAAAATAACATCAAGACCATTTGCTGCATCAGCAACACTGATGCTATCACAGTCGATATCCCCAACATTAGAGATGTTGTTGTCGCCCATATCCAGAGCTTCACCTTGAGTGCCAAGACTCGTCAGAGACGAAGCGACGACTGCGCTACCAAGAGTAGTTGCGTTAAGAACGCTGGTACCTTGAATACTGTAGTAATCTCCGCTTTGCGAAAGATTAACGCCGTTGGCGCCTACCGCAAAAATATCCGTCGTCGCGGCCGCAACCACGAGTTCTGAACCATTCCAGTATAACGCACCATCAGCCGATCCATCGGCACCAAGTCCGAATACACCTGCTGCTGCGGCGCGAGATGTCGCATCAGAATTGATCGCCATCATTTTGTCAGTTTCAACATTAGAATAGTTGAAGTCCATACCGCCCGAAAGCTGTGCCTCCATACTACCCGATTGAAATAAATAAGCCATTTTTAAAAACCCTCCATATTATAGTTTTTTTTAGGCAGGATGCTTGTTATACAGCAAGCACCCCAAGCACCACATTTGCATGTGGGCTCGCTATTAATTAGTTGGCGCCAGTATATAAAAACTCAATAAATAAAGTATTTATCGGACCCATTACAATAAATCGAGATTGATGCGTGAGGGGACATCAAAACTACTGCATTTTGTCCATCAATAGTCTGGGATCCGCTGGTCCTAATCGTTATATTGTTGTTATCAGCGTTGCCACTCTCGTCCTTTACCACATAAGTTTGGCCGCTGTCCAATAGAGCAGCATTTAAGAGGCGAATTTCTATGGCTGTATTGGTAGAATCCACGCCTAGATAATAATCGTTTTTAGAAGCTGTTACATGACCACTCACCGATACTCGATTCAAGGATAAGCCGCCGGCTAAAATCATTGCCGATCCATAAAATGCTGAAGCAGACACATTAACACTAGAGGAAACAGTGCCGCTAACCACCAGTTGATGAGTGGGTGATGTCTGTCCACCAACATTAAGACTACTGGTGACATATGCGTGAGAGCCATCTATAATCGTGAAGATGCCATCACCGCCGCCGCCGCCTGTAATACCGCTAAGACGGCTTCCGTCTCCCTCCAAATAAGAGGCAGACAATCCAATGCTGGCCGTCACATACCCCGTGATTACTAATTCACTGCCATCAAAAGTGAGATTAGTTTCACACGTAAGACTATTGGCGTCTCCTCCTATGTTGGTGAGAATAGCATTATCGGTAGGATTGGTTACCCGCGGAACATTAATAACAGAGGATCCATCCGAAGTGCTTAAATTACCAGATAGGATATTCCCAACTACTAAGTCGCCAGGAATAAATTCTAGTGGAGCAAGGACGGTACCTGATAAAGTATTGTAGCCCATACGATACTTTTACCTCCTAGAATATATACCAATCGTGTCCGTCAGAATACAAATTAATAGCTGGCATTGTGCCAGTCAATATATAGCTAGCTTGCCCATCAATGGTATCGGGCGACGAAGAGGAAACATAAATTTTTGTTCCTGAGCGCGATGCCACCTCATCCTTAATGACACGCAAGGATCCCGTTCCAGCTAAGGAGGCACTGGGGAGCCGATAGTTAGTGTTTGCATCGCCGGCGCGGATTCCAATAATATAGTCGCCTTGCGAACCCGTAGTGCCGGCAGTCTCTGTAATTTGTGTATATTGAACCCGTAAGCCGGGGACCGTGAGAATTCCGGCCGACTGTGAATATTCGATAGCGAGAGCAGGACCAGAGACAGAACTACTGCCATAAATTTGAAGACTGCCACTGATTTTATGGTCGGCTGTATAATCGCTTCCAAGAATAGTGTTCTGCGAAATATAAAGACTTCCCGTTCTAACGTGCGAATCGTCGGAGCTATTACCAAAATAAGTAGAGCCGGTGGCATCGATAACTGCTATGTTTTCAATGTGAAAGTGACTAGCACTAATCGCACCGGTGACGACCAATGCGCCTGTTAATACAAGTGTATTGGCATTATAGCCGCCATACGATGCGGTATACCACAACAAGTTAGCCGAACCACTGGTCGCGTTAGAGCCGGTTACAAACTGTATTGATCCGGTGGGACCATCAGCTTGTCCTCCAGTGCTAGCAGAACCAGAGTCTTCGCAGTTTATATATGCCCATCCAAAAGTGGCCATTCTAGCCTACTCCTACTGAACCGCTCCATGATGGGAGAAGCCCATCGGTGGAAGATGAAACTGTCGTTCTTCCGCGCGGAACACTAGTTAAGCCAGCCACAACATCGGCCTTGGCAGTAGGGTTGCCCGGGCTATATAGCCACACTTCAGAAACCTTTGCCTCCAGCACTCCCGTACTACTTGGGGCAGCCGATGCAGAGGGCGGGCAAGTAAAATAATTACTCCCAGAAACTCCCAATTGAGAAAACCCAACACGCACGGGGAAGGCTTCTCGATTAATAACCTGAAACCATCGAGTTACATAGGGGAACTCAACTTGTTTTGCATTTCCACAGTCAAGATTGCCAGAAGCGTATGGTTGCCCACTAACTTGATATGCCCCAACATGGTTTAAACCTACTTCTGTTTTCCATGATGGATTCCAATTTGCCATTATAAATCTCCTAAATTTTTAATATACACTATAAATAGTGCCTAAATATTTCTAGCGCGCCTTTGTTGCGCTCTCTTTCGTTTTTGTTCGTCTCGGATCCTTTGCCGAGCCGCACGAATGCGTTTTTCCTTCTTTGCAACAGAAGGTTTTTTGTAGTGTCTTTTGTCCTTAACGCTCTCAATAATACGTTCTTTTTTTACTTTCTTAATAAAACGTCGGATCATGCGCTCGGTGTTTCCGTGACACTCGCGTGCAGTTACTTTAATGTGGGTTGCTCGGGCCATAAGTCTACTTTAATGCCTGCCAAATTTTAGAGGAATTTCCTACTAAAGAGCTAATGTCCACTCCAGCGTCACTGGGATCTCCTAAGTCTGCGCTTCCTTGTTCTGGAATGTGATTTGAGAGTGGGGCTGTATTCTCAAATAAGTCCACTCCCTGATACGCATCTTTTCCTACAACTTCCATCATCTTTTTTCTATATTCTTTTAACTGAGCCCGTGACGCCACGTCTTGTTCGGTCGTCTGAATGCCGACTGATGGTGTTGGTCCCTGATTCGAAGACTGCTGCACTTCCACAAGCGGGGTCGTCTGGAGCCCTTTCGCCACTTCGGAAACCACATTGGATAAAAGCCCTTCTTCAAGGAGGACTTCATGAATACACTCTTTGACAAGTGGCTTGATTAATTGTTTAAGGTCTGATTTTTTCATAATACTCTCGGGTTAATTCCTGCTAATTGGTGCCACCGTCTCATTTGAGATTCTTCCAATATATAAAGCTCTTTAAGTGACTCGCGTTTGCTCTCAATGTCGGCCGGGGTGCATTCTTTTTCGCCGCACCAAGCTTTTACTTCAGGTGTTTTTTCAGGATTCTCAATTTCCCAAGCGAGCCACTGGCGAAACGCTTCTGGGAGAAAGAGATCCGTCTCGGGCTTCAAGAAAAAGCTGTGAAATGATCTATATAAAGGATCTTCACCGTCCGAATCCTGGCCGCGATCCTGTATAACATCCGCGTAATAACGATACCAGATTCGCTTCTGCCTCTCCGATGCATTCATCCAGGCTTCGTCTGTTGGGTAATGAATAGAATCCAAAGGTGCGTCATCCAATCCAAGAAAATGAATCACAGTTAAAGTGTGGTCGTCGCTATTAAGAAGAGGTTCCGGTATATCTGTCTCTTCTGAACCAGGGCTCTCATCTGCGGAATCGTCTTCTACAAAAGTGTGTCCGATATCTGCCAGAGCGTTTATCAGAGCGTTTTTTTCTTCCTCCGTCCGGCGTGCGATCCAAGTGCGCGCCTCTGCTACATCTTTGGAACCCCCACTTTCAAGAGCCTTTTTTAGTGGAGGTGCGCTTTTTTTTGCCCAAACGACCATCTCTTCGTCTTCGACTGGTGCCGGAGTAGTGGTGGGCATGCGTGTGCTAAGTCGTGAGGGCTCATCTGGGATGGGGGGGACCGGTTCACCCAAGGCAGTCGTCCCAGTACGCGATGTGGGTGTAGGATCTTTAGACTTGGCAATGTCCATTAATTCTTCTGTGCGGCTTTGTTGCTCTTCAGTGTTGCTTGCACGTCTAATATAGAGGTATGCTGCTTGACGCTGGTTTGCTGGATCCGGGTCGGTCGCAAATACTCCACGAAGTTCGGCATCCGACATGTCTTCCAGGCCGGGAGCGCTTTTTTTTCGCAAGCGTTGCAGAAAAGAACCTTCGTTTAAAAAGGTTCTCCAGGTTGCAACGCGTTGTTGCTGGTCACTATAACTAGACCATTGCTCACTCATCCGTCAATACCTCGTTCAATAAGCGATTGATACGATCAGCTTTGGTAAAGACATTGGGAGTGCTTAAGTCTTTGGCCTCTTTCATCATATATGCTCCCGGTGTTGAGGGTTCCGATACAAAATCAAAACAGATAAGTTGGAAATCGTCTTCGACGATTGTTTGTCCTTGAGCCTCACTCACCGATCCCATTCCTCGTGAAGAGATACCAAGCTGTGCGCCGCTATTTACAAGGCCGCGCAAGATATTGCCCGATGGGGTGTCCAGTACTTTTACTTTGCCCATCACATTTTTATTTTCCATCCATACATCAGTCACCATATGCGATGCATTCTTTAAATTGATGACAGAATCATCTGGATGATCAAGCTCTCCGAGAGCACGATTTTCTTTTACGAGTTTTTTGTAAGTTTCAATTTCTCGCATTAATACACGGTAAGGGTAAATACGACCGTTGCCGTTTTGCACATCTGCTTCTTGGAGTTTGCCCGAAAGCATCATTCCTCCGCTAGCAACGAAGCGCTTCTCATCTTCCGTTAACAGATCTTGGCATACGCCGCCTTCGCAAAGCGCGTAATATTCTCTTAGTAATTTCTTTCCCATAGCTAAGAACCTTTGCAGCACCGTCTGACCGGCTGCAGCATCCACTTATTATTCCATGCGTTTGTGTTCATGTTTTATTCCTTCATCTCCGATAATCATATTAAGAATATAAGATGTCCCCGAAGAAAGACACCCTAAAATAAGATAATTTACCGGTGTTACATCAAAATTAAATAGTTCTGTGTAAGGAGAAAGTAGCATTAAAATCCACCCTACATGAAAACCAATGCACATGGGGCACCTGAACAGTTGTCCAAGCCATCCTCTCGTAGGACGAAGAGCATCAAAGACTTTTCCGTAGACTAAGATCTGGGTAAGACCATAAGATGCCAATATAAAGTATAATAATTCCACTACTGCTCCTGATAAAGCTTGTATTCTTCTTTGATGATCTCTCGAATATCGCTTTCTGTAAGTTCCTGTCGGACGCGACCTAATAAGGCTTGAACTCTCTGTATAATAGTTTCCAAATCCTGTTCTATCGAACCAACTTCTTTCTCAACGTTGGTTAATTTAACTTGATTTGACCGCATTACGTTTTGTACGTCTCGCCCCTTGTTTTGTTGAGGCTCTTCGGGTGTAGGGTCTGCGGGAGCATTGTCGGGATTATCACCAATATTAAAAGGAGATTTTTCTCGAATATTGTTTTCTAGTTCTTCATTAGCTTTTTTACACTTCTCTAAAGCGGTTGCAAATTCTGGGCTGGAGCGTTGCTCGGGCTCAAATTCTCTAACGTCGGCGCATGCCGCCATAGTTTTTTTCCTTTCTGCTTCTACATATTTTTGAAATTCTTCGGTCGACTCTTCGGAGTCAGGGGCATCTTCTTTTTCGTCGCCATAGAGAGGGCGCGCCTCTTCCTCTTCTTGGAGATACCGATTCCAATGTTCTAATAAGAGTTTCATTTAAATTGTATATAGGTAGCTCAACGAGTATGGATCGCGAATAAAGCCTGGACGAATAGAGCCCTGGTCACTGTGCTGGGGAACTTCTCCAAGTTCAGTAGAGTCTTGTTTATCCGGATGGATAAGCTCGTCGTCAGCCATCCCAATAATTGCTTCTGTTGTTTCAAAGTAGGGGCGCTCTTCTTCAATAAAGTTAGAAATATTAATGAGAGCCAGCTTCGGAGTGCTTAAGCTTTCTGACGATGCTTCTTCCATTAGTGCTTCAACCGATCCATAAAAGCCTCCGGCTTGAATAGAATCTGCTACGACAAGGCCTTTCTTTCGTAATTCGGCAAACAAGCGATTTTGGGCTCCGTAAACTAAATCATTCAAGGTTTCTTTGGGGAAGGTAGTGATCTTGTTGGTGCGTGTAGAAAGTACGATATCGATATCGCCGTGATCAAAAATCATCAGATCTCCATTCATACTCTTACGCACATCTAATTCAAGGCGCACTACTGCGTCGTCTGCCGCCTGTCCAATTCTAACTGTTATTGCCATCTGAATAGATTTCCTTTACTAAGCTTTGAGTTTTTAGCACCGTTAAAAGCAATTCCTCGTTAACAGCGACTGTTGCAAACTTATCTAAGCGCTCGATCACTCGATGAGTTTTGGTAGACATTTCAGGATCGCTTTTAATTTCGTCAACGTCTTTAGCCTTGTTTAAACATTCTTTAAGTCGCCCAATTTCCTCATTAAGAAAAATCTTCAGTTCGAGCGCGTTGTCAGCAAAAGATGAAATATAGTGTGTCAAGAGTTCTTTTTGTTCTTGCAAGAGGTCGTCGCCGTATTTATCATTAAACTTTTCTACAAATGTTTTAATAACCAAATTATCAATATCGTTTTCTTCTGTCTCGACCGTACCTTCTCTACACATACTAGTAACAATCTCCTGCTCCAAGAGTACTTGATCGCGAGGCGATGTCTTGGTCGAAAAAATCTGAGATATCGATGCCAAAGTTTTATAGTTGGGCACAAAGGCATTGAAAACAGACGAGTCTAATTCTTTATTTATGTCATCTATAAGAGCGCTTTGCTCTTTAAACAATCCAGTGAAATCCAAAAGACGGCTAGCTAATTTTGCTTCCCGTAGAATCTTTTCTGACGTTTCTTTATCGAAGCCACAACTTTCATAAAGAGATCGATGGCATTCTAAATCTTGTCGCAAAAGACTTCCTGGTTTGAAGTGCTTCTTAATAAGGTCCACGATCTTATTACACTGTATCGTGTCTTTCTTTAAGATGGCCGCGGTTGCTTCGCGAATCAACGCCTCATAAACAAATGCGGTATTTCTTTTTTTGTTATGTCTACCCTTCATTATTATTCTCCAATCCTTCTAATCCTTTAAGGAGCGCCCGTATCGAATCGCTTACGTGAAAAAGCTTTTCTTCTTCAGAAAGCTCACTTGCGTTATAAATAGGTGCTTGTCCTTCATAAATACCATTTCCCAAGCTGCCCATCTTTGCGAGGGAACCGATCTCAGCGCCTGGGACAACATTCCGAATAGCCGAGCTAGCTTTTTCTCGATTGTACTTCGCGCCCATAGAGCGCGTCCGGGCTCCTGCTGGTCGGCCATCAACCTTCTTAGGATAATATACTTTTCCCTTTGCTCCAGGGGTCAGACGAGGCTCGTTACGAGAGCCGGGTGGGACGGCTAGGAGCGCTGAATCATCGCCACCTCCCTCATCACCGCCGGCTTCACCTGCGGGCATTTCCTCGCCTCCGCCAAGATCACCACCAAGATCTCCTCCGAGATCGCCTCCGAGATCGCCTCCAAGGTCTCCCCCCAGATCGCCTCCCATTCCGCCGCCGGCGCCTTCGGCTGCAGCAGCTTCAGCGACTGCCTGAAGAGCGGCGTCGTGCTTACGATCATAATACATTTCGCGTTGATTGCGACCAAAGTCTTCATGATTCATACCAAAGATATGTTCGGACACCCAGCGCCGTGAGAAATAACCTTCTGTGGCTGCAGCGGCAATGTCGAACTTCTGCTTCCAGGTCTCAATTTCTTGAAGTTCTGCAATCTTGGACGGGTTATTGAGAGTTAAGCTGAAGCTTAATAAGTCGTCGCCTCTGAAGCCTAATGTGTACAGATGGATGATACCAATCTTTGTAAGCTCTGCGATAATAACTCTTTGGAGTCTCTGAATGGTTCTTGCAAAACGAATGTCTTTCTGCGCAAGAGTAGTCTTGTCTTCTTCGGCACCTTCTCCCATCGTTAGATAAGATTGAGGTATCTTGAGTGCGGAAAAAAGCTTATCACGCAAATACTTGATATCATCAATATCGGTAGTGTTGGTGCCGCCGGCGAGGTTCTTGATCTCTGTGACCGAGCCAGCGCGAACTGGGATGAAATAATCTTCTTCGATAGACATTGGGTTGTATCGCAAATCCACACGTCCGTTTTCAGGATCAATAACTTGATGACGCTTAAGGTTGGTCACAATTTTTTCCATATACTGTTCGACTTCATTGGGAGGAATAGAACCGACATCAATCTTAAACACTCGGCGCTCAGAAGAACGGATAACACGATATGCCATCATAGCATCTTCCATCAACACTAGCTGGCGCCAAATGCGTCGTGCTGGCTCCAAAATTGATGTTCCATACGGAATGTACTTATCATTTCCTAAGATGCGGAAATGGGCAACTTGCCAGTTTTCAAAGGTCATCCCAGCAGAGTTCCACTGAAACTGCACATAATTCGGGTTGGTGGCATCTTTACCTTCTAGTCTTTCAACTTCTTGGGCCGGGAGCGGTAGAACAGATGTCACTCCATATTTGTCATCGATATCAACATACAGGAAAAAATCACCATATTTACACATCGTGCGGGCCCAACCAAAAAGATTGTATTTTAAGTTAAGGATGCTATCAAATAAGACATCCAGTACCGCACTAATTTCTTCATTAGGACATCGGACATTAAGCATCGGGCGCAGTTCAGAATATGTTGTCATCTCATCTGCATAGATGTCCATCGTAGATGCGATTTCAGGCATATATTCCATCTGATCAAAATCTACATAACGCTCTGAACGTCGTTGGTTTTGAATCGCATTTGTAGCAATAACATCTAAAGGATTATAAAGTGTCTTTTTAAACTGTTGCCCCGATGCCGATTTAAAGCGAGAGGAAAATTTATCTAAATGTTGACGCCGAATGCGACGTCCCGATTGAGAACGATAGTTAACAATGGGACCCGAGAAGAGACGCGTTAACGCTTTGAATAAGCTCGTTTCAGAGTTTGCTGGGTTTTTATCTTGAATTGCCATTTATAATCTCACTTAATAATCCATTTATATTGTTCATAAAGTTTTGCCGCCTCTGTCGTTTTTTTATCTAGGGCATTCTCTTGTTTGTACCCCTGTTGGCCCGAAATAGTCGTGTTCATCGTAGTGCGTGTCGTAATAATTGCATCTACGAACGCCTTCTGATAGTTTAAATCACGTGCATTAGTTTGAATAGCAGTGTCACGCACCCAACATGCAATTGCTAAAGCCATAATCAAATCATCATTATAACTCTTCATAGCTTGAGGCTTTCCATTTTTCCAAATAAAAGTTTTCATTTCATTAACCGTGCGGGATGAATACACTTTAATTAGTTTATTTCTTATAAACTCTTCTAATTTTGCAACTATTAAAGGTCGGGTCTTCTGTGTAGTAGAGAAGCCGGCAATCGTGTTAGTTTTATATTCAGCTTGATGTTGCTCAATATATTCATGCGTTGACTTTATAGAATAATATATATTAGGATAACCGTATTCTACAAGTTTGTCAAGTACTGTATAGCCAATATTATTATTTTCTACTACCATCATCGCATTTCCAAACTCTCGGCCGACTTGATTAAGCATGTTAGCAAATAAATCAGGAGTTAGTTTTCCTTGATATTCTCCGATGACTTCTAAGGTTTCTAATTTGACAATATGAAATGTAGAAAAATCGGCGCCATCGCCACGAGATACATCCACCACCATCAAATAATTACAGGTAGGATCAAATTCTTCCCAAATCCAAAAATTACGGTCAAATCCCGTGCGATGTTTGGGCTCTTTAACATTCGATAGCAGCCATTCCATACATTCGGGATCAATCACTGTTTCACCAGACGTGTTGAAATTACATTGTAATTCTTGTGCAATCTGGCGCTTGGACATGTTTCTTGTTTCTTTAGTGTACCATTGTTCATCTCGATCTGGGTGGACATCCCACGGTAACGTCGTTAAATTAAAATTGTTTACTCCAGAATCTGCTTCGGTACAGGTCTTGTGAAACCAGTTTCCCACACCATTTGGGGTAGACAACGCAATACAACGCCCACCTGTGGACAACGTCGGATATAGACCAGTCCATAATTCTTCTAAGCCTTCGATGTGGGCGGCCTCGTCGAGAACCAAAAGAGACAGTGCTTCGGAACGACCGGCATCGCCCGAAGTGGACGCGGCTTTAATAGAGGAACCATTGGACAACTCGAAAGATGTGCGGTTGTCAACGCTGATTGTTGCAATCTTTAGCCAGTCTGGTACATTGCGCATGATACCTTTAACCTTTTTGACGAGGTTGCCGGCGGTGGCGAACTTGGTTGCCATAACTAAAATGGCCTTATCGCGATGAAATAGCATCATCCATACGATATAGCCGGCTGTGATTGTAGAGATGCCAAGCTGACGTGCTTTAAGGATGACATTAAAGCGATAATCATTAAAGTCATTTAGGAGCGCATCTTGAAAATCATATGTATCAAATAAAATCAACCCATGCATTGGGTGAGAGATACGAGCATAGTTTGTGAGAAAGTAAGCTGGGTCTTTACCGCATTTCAGAATCTCGTTGACTTGCTGTTTCTTGTCTAATTGAAAACTCATTCATCATCTACGATTTCTATTTCTTCTTCGGCTTCGATATCATCATCGCTTACATCCGCAGTTAGATCAACATTAAGGCCTGCGGCCGTCATTACATCATGTAAGTCTGCGAGAACGCGGTTGGCTTTTCCTTCGAGATCTTCTCCATCATGTTCATAATCCAGTTCTCCGGGGTGCGTATGAGACTCGTCTCCCTTGTGCCCGGTATAATCTTCTTCTCCGGGTCGGGTGCGAGACTTTTCGTCCTTGCCCATACCCCAATCTTTATCGTGACCTTCAGTGGTTGCTCCCGCAACTTCTTCCATAATAATCTCTTTGAGTCGTGCAATCGAAATTTTCATGATTCTTTCTTCCTCGTATCGTTATCGGGGCGCGTGCCGCCTTTACCATTCCAGCCGCCTTGATCTAAAAAGGTCTTCCATTTGGCTTCCACAGGATTGGTGGAACCTCGATTATCATCATTCATAGATTCGTCCAAGCCACCCACACGATAGTGCTTCTTCGCCACTACCCAGGTTCGTACCCGAGAAGAATTTTCCACGCGGATATCTACTTCACCCTCGGCCGTCAGGCTGACCGAATCGCCAGTAATCTTTTTGTATTCTTTCTTAAGCCATCCTGAAATGTCAGTGAGGCGCTGATCGATATCTTCCTCAAAGCCGCCGGCGATAACTTCTTTAAGTTGGATTTCTGATTGATAGCTAAGGCACATCATATTCCCATAAAACTTCACATTGAAGCCATCCATCACTCGTTGATCGATGAGGGCATTACCCTCTTCTCGGCGAAGAATACCGGGCTTATCAGGCTCGTAGTCTTCTCCTAACGCGCCATCATATGCATTAGCGGCGGCTTGTGCTAAGCCTTGTACGATTTCGTAAACTGTTGCCATTATTTATTTCCTTTTTGTGGTCTCCAACCTTGTTCCCATCTTTCTTCTCTATCTTCTACATATTTAACATAGCATTTATGGCAGCAATCAAATTTTAGAAAACAAACATCATCCAGTACCTTTCGCGCTAGCGCAGAACACACAGAACAATGTTGTAAAGAATCTCTATTAAATAGTTTCTTTGAAACCTTTATGCCATTTACATCTATTTTCTCTTGGAAGGTTTCATTCTTATCTGTTTTTTTATATAACTCTCGCATTTGTACAAGATATTCTTTCTCTTTGGTCTCGTCCCAATTTGCGCGTGGGTTTTGAATTGCTTCTTTGCCATATTTTTGGGAAATAGCCTGCTCTATCGCAGCTAATTTATCGAAATCTTTATCACTCATTAAACAGCCTATAGGCTGCATAGGTGCTTAAGATTCCTACTCCAACACCGCCGGCGGCCCACATCCAATTATTGCGGGGGGATTGCTTCAAGAGAGTTCTTTGAAGGTGGTCAATCTCTTCATCCTTCTGGAAGATCAGAAGACTGCTTTCTTCATGTAGGGCGTTATACTGAATCTCCCAATTGCGAAGTTCTAGCTCGTAGCTTGCAATTTCAACTGAAAGTTCATAGTCAATTCGTGCTTGGCATGCGAGATTGGCGGTGGACTGGCGCGCCATGATTTCAGACAACGCTGGCACATCAAAAAGCACACCCTCAAACGGGGCACACTGCTGGTGCCCTAGAAAGGTAAATTGTCCTGCGTCCTCGGCCTGGGCCGGGCCTGTTAACATTAATAATAGACTAAGGAACATAATTAAATCCGTACATTAACATTATAGTCTCCGCTAGTTCTTCTGGGTCTTGAGAGAATTGTCTTCCGTATTCTTCTCTACGGTTCTCGATCTCTTCGAGCAATTCTTCTTGGCTCTCTTGGTAATCTTGTTCTACTTGATCTAAGGTATCTTTGTAGACCTGTAGTGATTCTTCCATATCCGCCATTTGCTTCTTGTGGATCTCTTGCAGTCCAGCAATCTGAGCTTGCAGAGATTGTTCTGAAGCCTCGTATGCCGCTTGCATCTGCTTATAGTCATAGCGCATTTTGCCCATCACTACGCCAGACAAAAGAACGATCAATACTCCTTTCCAATTCTTTACTAAGAACTGGATGATCAGTTGTTGTGGTGTCACTTGCGTCCCTTGAATCTCTCAACAATGTCGACGGCACCTTGGGTGCCAATGAAGACGGTACTAATAACTACCCAATCACCGCTCGTCAAATACCCGGTAAAGGCTAATGCAGACGCAGTTATCCATACCAATAACTTACGAGAAGTAAGCTTTAACAACCACGTATCTAAAAATCCTTTATGCTCAGCCACTAGCTACTCCACAGCCACCAGCCTACTGCTAGTCCATCGAGCCAGACCAATCCGACCAATAACCACCAGCTTAAACGACTAATGCCATCTTTGACTTCGTGCCATACTGACCATCCTAAATCCAGGGCAACGCTCCATACGTGACCTGCGGCTGTGACGGTGCTATTCCATAAGTTACTTAATACACTCATTTTATTTTCCTCTATTTTGTGCTTTTATGCTTTTTACGCATTTCTCATATTTTTCTTTATCTTCTCTGCCGACAGAACTAGTGCATATGGCCCAAGGATTATTCTTTTCCTCTTCTTCCAAATAAGCTTCGAGTTCTTCTCTAATATACTGCTGTAGGTTTTCACTATATGTAGGCCGGTCATAGCCCTGCTCTTGGGCCCACTCGGCTGCCGGCGCCAATTGGCCGAGCATGTCTTCTAATTCACCTCCTAAAGATAGGAGTCGTTGTTCATCTGCATAAGGATCTTCGGCAGTTTTCAACATTGTTCGCAATAAAGCTAGTAGCTCAGCATTAGGGCGTTTTCCTACGTTTTCAAAAAACTTAAATCTTTTTCGTTTCTTCGGGGGTTCTTCCATCGCCTGCGTGGGGGCGCCCATGGCATTGTGGTATAGTTGCCACGCCACTGCATCTATAGCTTGCTGATCAACATTTACATGAAACGAAGCCAAAAGTTCAATGGCCTTACTTCGATATTCACGAGGAGGCCGTTGTTGCGCTGGCTCAGAAGGCTCTTCAGGCCATTTTCCGGTGGCCCCTAAAACTGTATCGGACCTTAAAGCGTCAGGATCTTCCTCGGGCTCTTCAAAGTCCTCGGGCTCTTGTTGGTCCAATGTTTTATTAGGGTTTAGTTCCGACAATTCTTCCGCTTCAGAGACTTGTTCCGGAGGGGATGGAACAGGAGAGAAGCGTCCGCCGCCGCGGCCGGCCACCTTCTGTGCGATCCCCAAAGAATATGGATCATGACCAGTTATCGCTGAAGTGAGGTAATCGATACTCATATCGATACCCTCCAAATTGTCAATCACAGATGAGAGCAGCGCCTCAATTTTAGCAGTCGACATTCCCTCAGTTCGCTCTGTTAAAACTTGTGAAAGGTGGATGCGCAAATATGTCTCTAGAAGGACATTTTTCATTTCCTTCTCCACAGTTTCCATCAGTTTCTTTTTTGTAATCTTTATTGACATTCTGGTTCGAACCTCACTGGTGGAGTTGGCTGTGTCGGAATATGAATTCCTTCGTTAACCACGCCTTCAATTTCATTCAATCTTTCTTGGGCTCGATGGTGCACACAGCACGCGTATGCCAAAGCAAGTAATGCCAGCCCTACAGCCAGCACGTCTACACTCCATAACCTTCGAAGCCTTTCTCTCATTGCAATCCTGCCCAGGTTAATACTATAACTAGTCCGATGATTGTTCCAAACGCTACACCCGAGCCGATAATGTCGGTCCACTTAATGCCGCGCCAGTCGAGCCAGTGATTTAGTTTATTCCAAAGCTTCATCAATAGTCACCGCTTATAAGATCTTGCGCAGCCGCGGCAGCCGGGATTCCCTGGTACCATAAATCATACAGATTAACGTCGGTGGCCAATTCGTCTGCCGATACATATTCGTCAGACAAGCTTTCAATATGTCCATTTACTTCCATCACCCATTCTGCAAACTCTCGAAGTCCACGATTCATATTCGTAATCTCCTCTTTGATGATCTGCATCAATTGGGACTTGGTTACTTTCATCTTATTCTCCGACTTGTGTTACCAGCGGCTCATCGCCTGCTAAATCAGCAGCTAGTCTCAAAAAGTCCCCCATCGACATTTCTGCCAGGGCTGGTGCCTGCTCAGAAGCTACATTCTGGCGTACAAATTCTACAACGTCTTGCGCAAACTCTCGCGCAATTCCCACATCCATGTCTGCAATGGCTTGTGCTTCCGTATCTTTTTGAGAGGGATCTGGCTCACCAAACGTGCGGCGCCAATTGGCGTCGTAGCCGGCGTGGCGACCCCCTTGCCGATACGGCATTTCGTTTAAGCTAGATGTTTCTTCTTTAATAATCTGCATCAATTGGGATTTGGTGATTTTCATTTATACTCCTCCCCACATGTGCCAGCCAGCGGCAAGTCCGATAGCCAAACACGTTACTTTCGTAACGGCGAGCAGGACATAATCTTCTAATGCGCCGTTAAGCAAAACAAGCTGCTTCGTTCTTGCCCATGTATCTCGCGCTAAATCTCGTGGTGTACTCATTTATTATTTTCCTTTGGGTAGCCCATTCATACATAGTATGGCAACGAGCCCAGGTACATTATCATTAATATAAACACCTGAAAAAAGTGTGTCTGTTCTGCCGCCAACATATCCAATCGCTGCATCCATGTGTTTGCTAATCTCTGGATCGTTTGCCATCTCAGACGACGCAATCAATAATAATGCGCCGGTTTGGGGCTTACCTTTGGGGGCGGGACACGGAGAACGCTTCATACAATTCTGAAGAATCGTAGCGCCTAGGTTTGGCGTAGCGGGATCTTTTACCATTGTCGATCCAATAAACATTCTTTGTGGGGTTCGCAAACATCTTTCTAGATCTTTGGTATCAAACGATTGAATCGGCGATTTATCGCTGGAGAGTTTGAGAATTTGAGTCATTAACTTTGCAAACGCCGTGTTGGCAGAAGGAAACAGATTCAGCATCCCCACCTTTCCGCGCAACAATTTAACTTGGCGTTCGTTGTCCAAAACGATGTGAGTGTGCTGGGAAACATCATTAAGTAAAGCTAACGCATTCTTGCTAATTGTTGGATTCAAGCATTCTTGTGCGGTCGGCCACGACGTAATGTATACTACCTCGCCTTCGGCTTGTACCGACTTAAGGTAGCGCTCAAAGACGCTGTGTAGAGAAGCGACGGCAGAACCAGTTCCACCGCCACCTCCAGCGCAAACGAACAGCCAGTCAACTTTGCCTAATTTTGTGCGGAGGGCATCTTCTACGACTGTACTGTTTGCATCAAACACAGCTTTTCCTAAATTCACATCTTTTCCAATGCCATCGGCATCGGGAATCAAAACCACATGCTCATCACCCACAGCGTCAGGGATATCTTTAGCAGTGGTATTAACAAGCAGAGTCCTGTTGTAGCCAAGATCGAGAAAGGCTTTGGCCATCTTGCCCCCACCTCCACCTACGCCAACAATGGCACAGTTCAGTGATGCGGGAACAGTGTTCTCCGGAAGCAAATTCTCGTGGGTTACTTCTTCATCGTCTCCATAGTGATCGACGAAATCAAAGTCGTCGAACTCACTAGTTTTAGGGGTTTCGAGAGCAGGCGGATTGGTTTCCGTTGCTGTCTCGGCAAAATCAAAATCGTCAGGGTTGTTCATTATAATCTCCGTTTATTATTCTGCGGCTTTTTTCTCTGGGCGGTTCCCATATGCGTCGGCCGGCTTGGGGCTATCAAAGTTAACCTTGCCTGTGCCAAGCGCTTGATTAACCGCATCCTGTGAAACGCCAGAGTCGCCGGCTTGAGGCATACTTTTCTCGCGAGAGAACCGGCCGGCAGACTTCTTAATGACCGGCAGATTACCAGCAATATATTGGGCAGCGAGGCGTTTATCTGGTTTTTCAATCTTCTCAGCCTGAACTAAAAGCTGCAAGACTTCATCAGTAACATTTTTAAGAACAAAGTTCGCTACTTGTTGCTCGTTTGCTTGCATTAAATTTTCACCCTCAAATGGCTTTGTCACTACTTTGTCAGCAGTCGCAGCGATGGCGAATTGCATAACCTTAAGAGCCTCTTCTTCATTGTCGATAGCGGGTCCAGTTAAATTGTCGACCTTAACAGTACCACCTGGATTGACCATCATAATTTGTGACCACCGGTGATGCCCGTCTAAAATATATTTTCCATTGTATACTAAAATTGGAACTGGACCTGACTTCGAAGCCATAACAATTGGAGATCCGTTTAGTCCAAGAGCAGTTTTAGTGGCGTCGTATTTATTAGCTACCTGATCAGCCAGACTATTTCCAAATCCAATTTCTGCTTGGGTCGCTGTGAGATCTTGTGCAGCTATAGCGCCCGGCTGCACCTTAGCCACCTCATCGGCCGGCTGGCCATCGGCTTGGCCTGCGCCGGCGATCTTATCAAATTCTGGATCATTCGCATATTTCTTAAGTACCGCGACGTAAGTTGCCAAGGGAGTGCCTGGATTATTTAACGCATAAAGCGCGCCCTTATCCAGTTCGTGAAGATTTTCTTCAGTTTCATTGACAAATTTTCGCCAATTTTCCATTAATAATTTCATTATTGGTTTACCTTTGCGTAGCCTTTTTTCTTTTCTATTACAATCTGCATGTCGACGCAATCTTTGAGAGAGTCTAAATGCGAGATCAAGAGAACGTTCTTAAAATATACCTTAATTAGTTCCAAGATCCTAATAAAACCCTCCATATTTTCTTCGTCCAATGCGGTGCCCGGCTCATCGAGGATAAACAAGTCCGACTTTGGAAGTGAAGAAACACTTAAAAGAGCCAAACGAATTGCCATCGCGGCCATTGTCTTTTCTGCACCTGACGCCATTTCAATGGGCCGTTCGTCGTGCTTAGGATGCTTAATAAAGATGTCAAGCTTGTTTCCGCTGGTCTCAAAAAACACTTCGAACTCAACAATGTTGGCGAGAACTTTTGCAATCTCCTGGTTAATGACTGGAATCTTTTTCTTGATAATATCGTAAGCGATTCCGTTAGGGTGCATGCATTGCATAAGCAAATCGTATGCCGCATAACTATTCTGAAGGTCTTGATACTCCTTACTTTGAGCCTTGAGAGATTCAATCTTCTCTTCATAGGAACCCACCTGTCGTACAATCTCTAATGTCTCGTTATCACAGATTTCAATCTTTTCTTTTTTAGTCTCGATCTTAGTTTGGTAACCTTGTCGTTCTTTGATGACTTTTTCAAGTCCATCAATAACCTTTTTGTTTTGCTTATATTCAGCGACCTTGGTGGTGAGAGTGATCAATTCTTGATCAGTTGTGGCCTTTGTGTTCTTATTACGTTCGCATTCTAATTGCAGCGCGGCAACTTCCGCCTTTAGTTCTACAATCAGTTCTTGCGTTAAACGATACTCTTCAAGCTTTTCGGCTGTGTCGTCAGGAGACAACGTTTCTAAACGCATAGCGGCCGCGTGAAGGTCTGCTTCAATTCCTGGCTTGTTAGCTACGTCAATATAGGCATCTTTGATAAATCGACACGAAGGATAAGAATCGCCGCAGGGGATACTCTTCAAAAGCTTTTCCTTTTTGCCAATCTTTTCAATCTCTTCTCGAAGATTCATAATACTATGATCTAAAGTATCAATTTCTGCTTTGTCGGCTGTGAGGGTGGCATGATCGATAAGCTCTAATAAGCTCTCTGATATTGCCACTTTCTGCTGCTTGACAAGTGCCAGTGCTGTTTGGCTTGTTATCTTCTCCTCCAACAACTTCGACAACACTTGCTTATCTTTTTGCTCTGTCATGACTTTTGTGATGTCAATAAGCTTGCCAGGAATAGAATTGATCTTCTCGTCTAAGCGTCTCGCTCCTTCGTTCAGAAGTTTAAGTTCTTTACGATAATCCTCGCAAGTTGTGCGATTAGTTTCCGCTTGTACAGTCAAGTCTTCCAAGCTGGTTTCTAATGCCTGCACCTCAGTGTTGTAATCCCGATCCTCATACTTGCGCAGGAGAGCCTTGGCCTCAACAGAGTCGTCTTTGGCCATCTTAAACTTTTGGTCAAACAGCTCCAAATCGAGGAACTTGGCGATGATTTCCTTTCGACGTGTCGAACCCTCATCAATGAATCCCAATGCACCGTGCTGGCTTGCCAGAGAAGACACCATAAAATCATCCATGGACCCGAAGTGCTTTCGAATATTTGCGTCCGTCTGATTGCGTGTGGTGCCGTTTAAGGATGTTGTCTCGTCTGTGACAGGGTCATAGACTTCGAAGTTCAAATCTGTTTTGGCTTCTAAGGTCTCAACACCTTTCAAGCGTTTCGTATATTTTTCAGAGGTGCGCTTAATGTTGTAGACTTTGTGTCCGATCTCGATCTCTAAAACGCCTTCGCAAGATTCTTGATGTTGATTAATAACGTTGAGGTTTTTGCGCTCGTTCTTTGAGGTGGTGTTGAACAATGTATACAGGGCCGCATCAATGATGCTAGATTTGCCGCTGAAGTTCTTTCCAAAAACGCCAATGATGCCGTTAAGGTTTTCAAAGTCGATGGAGTTATCCTTTCCGTAATTAAACAGATTGTCCCATTTAAACGACTTGATTCTCCAGTTTACGTTTCTAGAGATCTCTTCTCGGTCCTCGATAATCTTGTTGTACTTGCTGTTAAGCTCAAACACGCGCTCTAGGGTTGTGGCATCGGTCTGGTAATCTGAAAGGAACTCGTCAATCAGTTCTTCTTGGACTTTAATGTCTCGCAGGTTTTCTGTCTTAATACCGTCAGTTAGATCTTCTACATTACCGCGCTCGCCTGCTGCTCTGTTGAGAAACGAGATGCTCTCGGGCTTAAAGCGATGCTTCGCAATGTCCATTGCTCGGCGCATCGTGTTAAGCGGAAGGTTATTGTTACTAACCAATCGCAGGCGTGCGCCAGTGGGTACTTGGAGATTGCGAGGCATCCGCCCCTTGAGTGTGAGCGGGATTGTAAAGAACGGCTTAGGGTTTTTAAACACAATCGGCTCAATGTCCCATTCGTCTTTAGATTTGATATCCCAAATGAGAATACCTTTGTCGTTGGTCTCGCCATGGTTCTGCTGAACAGTTGAGCCAGCATACCAAACGCGTCCATCGTGATCTAGGAATTGGCGACGGTGAATATCACCAAGCATAGAAAAATCAAAATCGTCAAAGATAGATATATCATCTTCACCAAAACTCATCGTCCAATTGGTATCAGTTTTACAATTAGAGATTGAGCCATGATAAAGTGCAATATTGATCTTGTCAGTATTGGTGGGCTTCATCCAGTTGTCTCGATCAAAAACAGACAAGACATTCAAACAGAAATCGTCGTTCAAATGAGTCTCGCCTGAATCTTTAAGCAAGTGCAGTGTCGGCAGATTGAGCGCGTCGACAATCGGTGTCAGTGCGTCTTGACGACTGCTGTTCTTTAGGTTGCCGTCATGGTTTCCTAGAATGATATAGGTTGGTGCAATCTCAGCGAGACTGCGAAAAAAATCAGAACACATCTCAACAAACTCTGGTGAGATCTGGGTCTTGGTGTGGGCTATATCCCCACAGTGTATAATGTAATCGACTTTTTGTTCCCGCAGCGTTTCATACAACTGCTCAAAAATGACTCGATATTCATAATGATACTTCAGATTTTTGATATGAGTATCACTTATATGTGCAAACTTCACGTACCCTCCGCATAGATACTCTTATAGTATAACTCATTGTCAAGCAAGAGTCAAGCTTTTATTTTTTGCGGTCTTTCGCCATCTTCCGGAACGTCTTTGCTAAGTTGTATCGTTTCGTTCCAGGCTTGCATGTGGGACCACCAAATTTATCCCCAGTGCAGACACCCTCGGTGCCGCGCTTTTTAATATCTTTCTCTGCGTCTTGAATCCACTCGTCATCCTCTTCTTCGGCCAACGGAGCTTCCAGCGCTTTCTCATAAGGATCGACTTCGGGATCGACGTATTCTTCGTCTTCATCGCGCTTGCCGTGTCCGGTTCCACCGAGTTGGGCAGCGCGCAGGCTCATGCCGGCGCCTTTGCCAGCGCCAAGCTCGTCTAAAGCGATTGTAAGCTCTTCAAGGATGATCTCTTGAAGTTGTGCTTTGGTTACTTTCATTGGGATTCTCCTATCGAGTGATTCTCCATAGCCCATGTTTCCTGAGCCTGCAAAGCCGGGGTTAACGCGGTGGGACGACGATCCTGACCGCTTGCGCAGTCGAGTACGTTCTGCATCGGACATACTCAGGTACTCCTGCGCCGAACGGGCTTCTTCTGCGTCTCTCCTATTTCGCGCTCTTGCTTTTTCTTCTTCTTCTTCTCGTTGTTCCCTCTCATACCTTTCTTCCCGGGCGGCCTTTTCTCTTGCCGCAGCATCAGCTTTCTGATCGGCTATTTCTTGGGCTAGTCCGCCCAACTCTTTGGACAACCGATCTGCGTTTTGATCAAAACGGTTCATAAGACTCTGTGCTTTATGTTTAGGGTGACGGTCATACAGAAGGCGCCTCAGTTGTTGAAACAATTGTCCTAGAAGACCAGCTTCTATCCTGTCGCTCAGCAGGACAAAGCCTTCCCCTTCCTCCTTGGGTGCTACCAACCGGCTCGCGTACCTTAAGAATTGTTCTTCCTCTTCCGCGCTTAGGTCATTTGCCATATCGCCAATGGCGTCCAACTGCTTCCTACGGATTGCATATTCTTTCTCGGGAAGTTTCCCGCCAATAAAAGGGATATAAAGTTCTTGGAGTTCTTGTCCCAGTTCTTCATTAATAATCTGCTTTAGTTTTGATTTGGTTACTTTCATCGGGGCTCTCCTACACTGCCGAGAGTAAATTCATCAATAAATAGTCTTCTCTATCGATAAAGATTAATCTTTTCCGGTCTCCCTCTCTATATAGCCTCTAATTGCTTCAAGAAACACCTTCTCGAACCTTTTGTCGCTCCACCTTTTTAATCCGAATGATTTCTTGAACCACTCTCTGAACTCGTCTTCGAGTTCAAAAACTAATGTTGAAGTTCCGTCAGGATTGTCGATCACATCTGTGATTTCTAGTCTCTGCCAATCTTCTTTTTTGGTGTTCTCGCTCATTATTCTTCAATCACTTCAATATTTTTCTTAATGCTCTCGTCCCTTGGTTCGCAACTCCATTTGAATACCGCCACGATGTTTTGACTGAAATTGCTCTGGGAACTCTGCTCCTAAAAGGTTCATAAAGCACTCTTGTTCCCCGAATTCAGTGTCGGGGATTTCATAAAGGAGAGTGATAAAGTGATCTGGCTCGTGCTCTGATTCTACAAATACAATCCAACCATTACTTGCGCGACGGATTATGATATCACCAGACTCAAGTGTTGGTTTCATTCTTTGCTCCATCTCGCTGCTCGGATCTGCTCCCAATTCTCATAGCATCCGTCGCAGAGCGTTCGGATCCAACTTGTGTCTCTTTCTTTGCCGGGATCTCCGCATTCCTCGCAGGTTTCACACGATTTTGCTTCGGCTTCGCCGATTAGGCTGCGGATCTCGTCGTTTTCTGATGTCATATAGAACCTAAGCGATCCGAACTTCTCTTTCACCTGAACAGCCCTTGGATGACTTGACACATAACTATCACAGAAGCAAGCATAATAGTTGCCAGGGGGCTCCTCATCTGAATCCGGATCGACGTGAACCGATAGGCACCTGCCGGGATTGCGGGTCTTGCAAGCATAGTGTCTGTCTTTCTTGCAGCCGCAATTCGAACATTCAAGGTTTGGATTTTCATCAACAAACTTCTTGATGATCGGCTCAAGCTTCTCTGAGAGATCCCAGATAAGATCAAACCAGCCATCGCCGCACGAGAAGCCCCAACACATGAGCGTTGATTGCTTAGAGCCGCCCCTATCTGCATAAAGGAGCGGGAAAGCTCTCACAAGTCTAAAGTCGTTTTCTTCGTTCATTCTGTAATCATCCCATAATTATCGGTTCGAGTGTTCCAATCTTGATAAAGCGTTTTCCTGTCAACCTCTCCAAGATCATACTCGGCAATAAAATCATAGTCTGATTTTGGACTGGCGTGAACCTTGCAATAGTCGAACCCGCCGTCAATTGCAATTCCGATGTTATCGTAATCGTTCTTCCAACACCGGCAGCCTCTCATATCGTGACGAGTACGAGAATAAATTAGGGTGTTGCAATTGTTACACCTTAGTGCTGTTACTTTCATATTCTTATTATAAGCGATCTATCTGTAAATGTCAAGCGGTTTATACTGCCGAGAGTAAATTCATGAGTAAATAGTCGTCTCTATCTATGAATTCTGCTTTTTGTTTTCGCTCTCGGAAAACCTCTTTCGGCATGGAGCCCACGTCCTCGTAACCACTCACGTCAATCTTGTAAAGTTCGACATCGTATTTAAGAAGCGTCTCAATAATCCTGTTCTCTTTTTCTCGCGCATCGGGGTCGAGTGCAACGAAGACTGGTGTATCGTTGTACACGATTTTGCGGATGAGATCGGAGTCAGATCGCAGAGTGGACCCCAAAATAGGTACGCTGTTTCCGGCAGTAATGGCATCAAACACCCCTTCCACGATTGTCAAGTCATCGTTCCAATCAATATATAGCTCATTGAACACAATGTCTTTAGATGCTCTGGGATTCTTATACTTGTATGAATCTCCGTTATAGGATCTCGCGATGAAATAACTGACATTGCCGTCATCGTTAAAGGACGGGATGATAATGCGGTTGCGATACTCGCCGCTGAAACAATAACCTATCTTCCACTTAAGAATCTCGGCCTTTGTTATACCGCGTGAGTACAAGTATTTATAAGCGTATACACCAGTTGCCGGCACATTGCTGGCGAGACTTACAAATTCTTCTGGAAGATCCAAAGTGGGCTGAGGGTCCACACGAACGCTATCATCAAATAGCTCAGCAAATCTATCGAGATCGTGGCGACCCGTGAGTTCTTCCCATCGCTGTAGTTGAACAAACGTTCCAAAACGACGAACCAGCCGGCGAATATTACGACCACGATAATCACATACCCAACACTTAAAAACATTCTTGCGGATGTTAACAGAGAGTTTAAGCTTGTGGTGATCGCACGCAGGGCATTTGAAAAGTGTTTCGGAACCATTTGTATGTGAATATCCTAATACATCACACAGAATCTTGTGTTTCTTTTTCTCGCTCAATTATATCTCCCGCTCTCGCGATTATAATTGCATCCGCCCGATCATAAGATTCAGGTTTGGGATTGCCCTTACTTGTATATTGTATCTTAAAAGTGGGTTCGTTGTCAAGTAAATATTTCAAAACAACTTGTTTTGCTTTCTCACCTCTCGGAACTCTAATGCCGACTTGCTTGCGAGCAGACGAAGCGCCGATAAATTGTGGTTCGATTTCAAATAGTTCGAAGAGAAGCCACGCTACGACGCCATTAAAGCGCGTGAGTGTTGAAAGTGTTTTAGCTGATGAGCGGCCTCCCATAAACATATGGAGAGATTGCTCAATATAGATGTGCTGAATAGGAAACTCAGAATCTCCAGTCATCTTGTCATCGTTATTAAGCTGGTACATTTCGAAAATGTCCAGTATCTTTTCTTTTATAGCGATTGTCTTAGCGAAAAAGCCTTTGTATTTTCGCAAATCAATAGAGTCATAATATACCAGCACGTTATCGGTAACAATCGCAAAACCTGTGATGCTGGTGGAAATATCCACACCAAGTATCATTAAATATCCAATTTTAATTTAAAGGAGTAGTCTCGATCTTCTTCTTTGAGAACTGGATTTGCTAACGTTGCAACGCCGATCATATTCTTATTCTCATCATAGACTGCCACTTTGGAAATATACACACTCCGTTTAAACGGAGCCTCATAATCATTATAACTCGAACTGACGGTGTTGGCAAGGAATTGATCAGGATTTTCTTCATAAACTTGTGAAGAGGTATATTGTAGTTTGTCTTGTCCATACTTTAAATATGTGGGGTTATTAGAGAAATTGGCTTCTCCACGCTTAGCATGCGTAAACAGTGTCATTACTTGTGTTTTCGTCTGCCCCTTGAAAGATAAGCTAAAAGAAGCTTTTGCAAAATTAGTCCCAGTGTTACTTTGATTAAGTCCATCATTCGCACCGACACCAAAATAAAGCCATGTGGGAGAGGAATTCACGGCCGTCTGTAATGGGATAGCAGCCGCATTTAAAGCCCACGAGCCAGTTAAGACAATGTATCCCTCATCGTACATAATAACTCCTGCAACTTTATTATTATTAGCTGTATACCCTGTGGAAGCGGAAACTTGAATTAATTCTCCGTTTTGTCGACGGTCTTGAAGTTCTCCAATCAGGCCGCCGTCATAATACCATTTTAAAGAGACCGTTCCGGGCTTGATTTGAGAGCCAAAGGCTATTGATGGAATGGCGATTAAATTTAAGGTCTGTTCATTTTTGTTCCACGAGTCCGATCCTAGAGAAGCAGAAACTTTATAGTGCGCACTTCGAATGCCATAAAAATTTAAACGACCTTTTAAACTATAGAAGTGCCTATCGAGAGAACCAGAAGGACCATCTCCTAATGCTGTTAACTTGCCCTCGATGGATACCTCGTCGGCGCCGGAGCCAGACGTCTCCCCCACCGCGCCAAAAGTGGGACCTGTAGAACCGCCGACTATATATTTGCGCACTATTGAGGCGGAGAGAGGATAGGTTCCGGTTAGAACATCACCATACATATATTCGGTAGCATAACCGGTAGCATTAACTGTTTTCCAGCTTGCGCCGGCGCTGTCTTTGGAAATCCAAGGATAGATGCGTCCAGTATATTGAACAAATGTCTGGGGTTCTGGTCCAAGATCGGCGACAGCCTGGGTATAAGAGCCGCCTCCTCTAGAGTGAGGGCCGGCCTCACCGATAATCTTATCATCCCCGCTTGTATCTGGTCGATCAATATTGTACTCATACAAGCTAATACTGCCGGGGGATACCATACGAACTTCAGACACAGCAGAACCGCCGCCGCCTGCAGTAGAAGTGCCGGCTTTGCTCGGTGTATTGTTATAAAAGATATCCCCATCATAAATGAAGAATTCACAATGAGGCTCTGCCATCATTGTATTTATAAGGATATCATTTTGTCCAAACTTCTTGAAGGACATTTTAGTAGTCCAATCTTACTCGCAGCGTAATCTCGTTTGAAGGATCCTTCTTGAGCGGTTCCGATAACTTGGCCACAGCGAGGAGTTCATTCTGTGCATTATAAAGCCCAACAGTAGTAATATAAGACACCGGCGGATCAGAGGCGACGTTTTTCACATTAATCTTGCCGCTTGTCGTGTAGGTCGGGTTCGAACTATAGTTGAAACTATTATGAGGAGCCCTACAGAAATAAATGGTAGAATTGATCTCGGTTGTGTTGTTATAAGAGAGGTCATAAATTCTATGTCGGAGGGCATCACAGTTTCCGGAAATCGATGAAGAGATCATGGAGCCTGTAGTAGAACGCTCGGTGTAGTCCAGATTGTAAAAGTCTGCGCGCGAGGTCTCTGTAGCGCCGGACATCCAACACGAAGCCGAGAGGACTACAATTGCTGCTTCATAAAACACTAATCCGCAGCGCGAATCAGCATTACTACCCGAATAAAGAACTCCATAAGTTCCACCGGGAGTATTCTTGGTTCCTTGTGTCAGGGAAGCCGATCTATCAGTCAAGGTGAGGCGCCCACCGCCGCCGACACTATATGGAGCTGCCCATGAGCCAGAACCAAGGGTGATAGAGAAGGTGCCCGGTTTAATTTGATCTTTACTAAGAAGCCGAGAGAAATTAACGAAAAAGCATTCTCTCATCTGGCGATCATTGTCACCATAGTCTAAATCACTTTCAAAAATTTCAACTTCGTTATTTGAGCCGGTATATCCCAACAATACCTGCGACATCTGATTATAAATGTTAATTTTCTTCTTTTGCATCATCACCGCCGTGTGTGAAGACTGCGATAAGACAGAGCTTTCGTCGTATCCCATTGTAATATCAAAGATGTGATTTGCTGAAGAACTTAAATAAGGATAATCATATACCGATTGAAACATTCCATGAGTATAGTTCTTGATATTACCCTCGTTTGGATAAGTTCCGTAGGTGGCACTTAAAATAGCGCCTGTGACGGGGATCGCCTCATGCAACAACGTCTTGGTAGTCGTGCGATCTGTGTTGGGGTTTAATAATTGATAATTTTGGGGCATTTAATATCTCCGTGATTTAGCCACTTACGTACCGGATAAGCCTTAAGGGTACTTGGATTGAAGCATTTGTATTTGAGCCGGCTATTAGGGTGAAAGTGTCAATAATATCATATAGCTGACCAGTACTAAATACATTTTGCGCCACTTGTCCGTATTTAGTCCACTCGGTAGCTCTAGTTCCCCCTGCTAATTCTCGCAAATCTTCAGGTACATTAAAGTTTAATTTGGCTGCGGTTCCTCGTGGACCCGAGATAGCCGAAATAAGGGTGTCCAAGTTCGCTCCTTGAGAAGCATAGTAAGACACCAAATCATCTACTGTATTAGCGGCATAAGTTTGAAAGTTGACGAGTCCTCTAGAGGTGCCTGGACCGCGCGCGTTCACAAGAGGTCCAAACGCCACATTAGGGGCGCCATCGGTATTATTAGAAAAAGTGGAAGCTGGCCCGGTCCCCCACACTCCATTAATAAATCGAGAATCTACCGATACCGTAAAACTTGAGTCTATGAGGTTCGTACTCTGCAAGTAGGCCGTGCGGTTAGCAGGGGTGCCTTTAAGGTCTGTTGTGTTGATTCCGGATTCAACCACTACAGCGCGAGTAGGATTCCGGATGTTGGACATTAATACATATTTTTCATCGACATTAGAGGAGTTTACTATTTTGTTTCTTGTTTCAACATTTACTGCAACATATAGGACTTTTTGGTATTTTAATACGGACTGGGTTGTTAGCTCGTTTAAGGCCAAAGAGGGCATGTATAACAAATTGTTGTTAGTTAAAGTGAGAAGTCCATATTGAATTTCAGAAGCTTTAGTGTGGGCGACTTCTACGGGTGTCTGTAAGATCTCTAAATCGTAGTATGCTGAGCCTGACGGGTTGTTTTTGTCAAAAAGGTTGTATTGTATCTCGTCGTCTCCAAGCGCAAACTTTCGAATTTGAAAGTTCCCTTCGGATAGCCTGCGGCGGCCGGTGTCGGTTAATACTGCGTCAAGGATTATGTCGCCAGAATTGTCTAAAAAAGCCATTTATTTTTCCTCTCTTGTATAAATAGTGTGTATTTTATTTGTTTTACCATAAATAGTTAGTTTGTTATGTGCCAGCATAGCGTATTATTCTCAAAGGAATTTGAACTTGGGCGCCGGTTGTTGCGCCTTTAACATAAATAGTCGTATCTATATAATCGTATTTATCACTTCCACCAAATAATATTTGATCATTTTTTCCAAAAATAGTATATTTTTGATTTCGTGTGGTTCCGGAACTACCGCCTATCTCATTTACGATAGTGAGCCCCAAAGCCATAACAGTTCCGCGAGGTCCAGCAATAGCAGAAATAGAACGATCCGTCAATGGTCCCGTATTGTTGGTACTATAAACTCTATTTGGTCCCGCTGCTACCATATAAGAATCAAATTTATCGAGCGGGCTAGTTATCGATATTCTCGTATGTGGCTTAAAAGTTTTAAAATTCATCTCTAATTCACCATTGGTTCTGTTCTTAAAAACTGCATCGGCGCCGGAGCCTATAATGTTGACAAAAAAACGACTGTCTACATGAACATAGTAATAAGTGTCTAACACAGCCGGCTGTACAATGAATGCTCGCGAATTTTCTAAATTGCCGGCCAGTTGGTCAGTGGTGATTCCGGATTCAATTACGATTTTTGTTTTATTATATCCTAAGCTCTCTAATATATAATTAGTACTTCCAAGCGCAGATTTCAATTTTTTGCTAGTTTCACCATTAACTGCCAAATAAAAAACCGATCCACTAACTGGGCGCGCTATACCCGGGTGTTCATGAGGCTGTCCTGTGTTACCCTTTGTACTAGCAGAGCCAGAATAATTAATTTTTAATTCAGGCAAATAAAGAAGATCATTTCTTTCAAAGGAAGTAAGTCCGTAGTTTATAGTGGCGCTTGTGTTATTAAGCGCTTCAAAACAAGATTGCGAAAGAATAAGATATCCAGCCGGATCGCTAAAGGAGGTCCAAGCCGGAGGATCATTATTAGCAATAGGCGCTATGTATAGCTTATAATCAATCTCATCATCACCTAATGAGAACTTGGTGACTTGGAAGTTTCCTTGAGCCAATCGTTGGCGACCCACATCTGTAAGGATTGCGTCGAGTATGATAGTGCCGGCATTATCTAAGAATGACATATTGGTTCTCGTGAGTAATTATACTTCTTCCGTTAAATTAAAGGTTAAATTTAAATCAATTTTCTTGCCTGTTTTTTTAGAAGTCAATCTAATTTTAAATTTCTGATCGAAAATTGATTCTTCCATCCCCGGGGCCCCTACGGATAGTGCGCTGATTTGACTTTCCGCAGTCTGAGTGAAATCTACATTACTGGTATCCAAAGCGAGTTGTTGAAAATTTGGAATAATTTGAAAAAGCTTTTTAAATTTAATCGAAGGATTGACAAAAACTTCGTCTGCAAGATCTTCTTCAAACAACTCTTTAAAGAGCGCATATTTATAGCCACCATCATCCACCAATTCAGCCTCAATTATAGCCGAAGGAGATCCGGGCTCTTGATGCGCGTTCAATAACCGCATCACATAATAATATTTTTTATTAGTCTCTATTGTATCGTGAAATGCTTTACTGGGTTGGTAATACGACATGTCGGTAGAAACGTCACCGCGAATTTTTAAAGAGATTGTCTTATAAAGATGGTTGTTGAAATCTTTATAAGTAGCTGGTTTTGTATCTCTTCGAAATATTTGAATAAAAGCCTGATCTGAAACTGGAGGCCTTCCAATTTCATCGCTCTCCGACAACCCAGTAGATGCCAAATAGTTAGTCTTGTATGTCTCATCTGATGTTTGAATAATAGTAGGAAAAGTGTCCGCAGGCTGATAAACTTCGGCTTGAATATAGAATCCGATCTTTTGTGAATTGTCGATCACCTGGAAAGGCACAACATCCAAACCCGGCGCTGGGTTGTCTAAAATCGTCACAGTATTAGAGGTGACGGGGATTTGTAAGATTTGAAGTGTAGGCTCATAATAAAGATTAAAGTCGGCCAAATAAGGATATGTCGACAAGGCTTCAGCATTAGTAGAGAAAGTATTATCGGTAGCCAGTTCATTATACACGCCATGGTATTGTACACCACTATAGTCACTCCATTTGCTATCACTGCTAGCAAAAAGCTGTTCTGCTATCTCTCCTGTGGTGGGGTCTTGAAATTGGACGCAAAACTTATCCGCAGAGCTGTTTACTATGCTACCGGTGCCGATGTTCTTTCCAATTCGCAAGTCTGCCATTCGGTATTTCATTCCTGTGATCATCACATACGCATAAATATTATATGTATAAGTCTCTCCATACTTTACTTGTGAGTCCCAATATTGGAACAATCCCTCTCCGGTGTCACGGGAGCTATTGGGGGACTCATTGTAGAACCACACATTTTGAACATTGCCGAGAGCATCTGTCTTTTCAAGTCT